TTGGTGCTGTGCTGATGATTGCGGAAATGGTTTCGACCAAGCCAAAATCTATGGCAGTAGTGTCTGGTTACAACTCTTTGTCACTATAAGGAGCAATAAACCATGTCATTAAGCACAAATAAAATCATCTTAGCTGGCGCACAAACCAATACGGCTGGTGCGTATTTCTTAACTACAACCATCACGTCTACTAGCACCGGAAACGGTACTGTTATTCCTGCTGGTGTGTATATCATGTTCCCACAGGCAAACACTTCTGTGCTTGCTTTCAACGGCTCTTCTAATGCAACTGTTATGGCTGCAAACGTCGGTGGCGTTGTTATCTCTGATGGCGTGAACGTATATGCTAAGTCTACGCAAGCTGCTGATACTGTGACTCTGTTGGCTACCAACGGTGGTCAGGCAGTTGGCAGCACGTTTGTAAGTTAAGGAGACACAATGGCTAATCCTGATGCAGTCGCACAAAACACGGCAGCAAATTTTGGCAATTATGCAATTGCCTCTGCTACTGCTGTGTCTCTCGCTACAACAGGCAATGCTATTGTTGCGCTTCCTATTCTTAGCGGTGGTATTACCCAAGGTAATGCTGTCGTTAATTCGGGAAGCGTAATTGTTCGGAGAGTTACCGTTCAGAATCCGGGTGGAAACGTGGCAGCCGCTAACGTAGCCATTCTGACCTCTAATGACGGTAACACTAGCAACGCTGTGGTCGCTTCTGTGGTTCTTGCAAACTTGACAACTACTGGTACATATCAGGATTTGACAGTTGCAACGCCTTACTCAACGACTACATCTTTGTCTGGACTCACCGTTCAAGCATTGTTTGTAAAGATAAACACAGCATCAGCCAATGGTACGGTTGATATTCGTGTTTATGGCGATACCGTAAACTTCTAAAACTATGCAAACCTTATATGTGACAAACAAGTGGGAAAAACCCATAACATTTAACTACGAGTTCAAACCGTATACCTTCCCTGTGGGGGAAACGGTGGAAGCTCCGGAAGATGCCGTTTGTCACATATTTGGTCATGGTGACCCAAATAAAGAAAATTACATGGCGAGGCTGTCGCTAATTCAAACAAGAAATGACATTCCTGAAGGTTTGAAAATCTTGTCTAAATTTGAAATCTCTGACAGACCGCCTGTGAAAAACCACTTGTTATCCCCGGTGGTTGAAAGAGTACCTCTGCCTTCTAAGAAGGTAGGGGGAAAAGTCAACTCTGAACACGATGGATAACGCATGGCTCAAACACTCCAAGGCTATCTCACGCAAGTTAGATATTTGTTGCATGACGCGCAAGCTAACTTCTACACTAATGACCAGCTAATAGGCTATATCAATAGTGCGCGTGAGCGTGTCGTGCGCGACACAGGGTGTCTGAGAACTGTTCAAGTATCGCAAACTCCTTGCACTCCCGTAGCTGGTGGAAGCAACCCAGTCATCTGGTCTGCTGGACTGACCGTAACAACTAACAGTTACGTCTTCTCTAACATCTATATTTACAAAGTTGTAACTGGTGGTGTGCTTGGCTCAACCGCACCGCCGTATCCATCAGGGACTTACGTCTACCCACCAACAACAACTTTCACAGACGGCACGGCTACTTTGCAGTATGCAGGACCATGTGAAGTCATTAACTACGCTGCTTTGCCATCAGGTGTGCAGACGCTAGATGTTTTGAATATCAATTTGTATTGGGGAAACTCAAGAATCCCATTACGGTATTTGCCTTGGACTGACTTTAATGCTCAATTGCGTTATTGGCAGAACAATGTTCAGCGACCTATTTGCTTTAGCATTTATGGTCAATCTCAAATTTATGTCGGACCAGTACCAGACCAAGCCTATGTAATTGACTTGGACACGGTTATTCTGCCAACTGCTATGGTCAATTTGACCGATACAGATACTATCAATGACCCATACGATACTGTTGTTCAGTTCTATGCGGCTCACCTTGCCAAATACTACGAGCAATCGTTTGGTGAGGCTGAAATCTATTTGCAGCAGTACAAGCAAAAAACTCAATCGGTATTGGTATCTGTGTTTACAAGAAGGATACCAACCCCGTACTCCACACCGTTCTAATATATGGCAGCCGCAGAGCAAAAAAAATCCTACGAGGTTGTCAAACAGTTCAAGGGTGTAAACACCAAGGCGAACAGAACGGCTATTGGAGACGATGAGTTTTACTGGCTTGAGAACGCTATGCCTATTGGCTATGGCAACCTCAAGATTACGCCTACCTACTCCAATGTCGGTAGCGTCACTTTCTCTAATACAGTCACTTTCTATTGTTCAGCCAACATTGGTTTGGTTAATTACTTGGTTGCATTTCAAGCAAATGGCTCGGCTGAGTATGTGCGCTTGGACACAAATGTTAGAGGCACTATTGCTTCTTCTGGAACATTTAGCGCATCAGGGGTCAACATCTCCCAATGGAAAAATGACCGCATCCTGATTGGTGACCCTGCAAAGGGTTACTTTACTTGGGATGGCACAAACCTTATCTTTATTGGCGCTGTTGGACAGATTGGCATTGTTCAAGGTGGCTCTGCTTACACCTCTGCGCCAGCAGTCATCATCTCAGCCCCTAATTCGGCTAATGGCGTACAGGCTACGGCTGTAGCAACCATCACGGCTAATGCGGTGTCCTCTATCACGATTACAGAGGCGGGAACAGGCTATACAAGCTCTCCTACGGTCACTTTTAATGGTGGCGGTGGCTCTGGTGCTAATGCGGTATCAGGGATTACTACTTTTGCAACGGGAACAGTCTCAGTCTTAGTGACTGCTGGTGGCACAGGTTATACCAATGCGTCTAACCTGACTGTCACTATCGCTGGTGGCGGTGGTGCTAATGCTGCTGGTCAAGGCATTGTTTCTGGTGGCATCGTCACACAAGTCGTGATGACCAATGTCGGTAGCGGATATACCAACTCCTCGAACATTACTGTAACCATAGCGGGTGGTGGTGGAACTAACGCCACAGCCAAAGCAATCATCAATACAGAGCCAGTAGTCGGCATACAGTCCTTCTCAGGACGTGTTTGGATAGCCAATGGGCGCACGGTTACCTATTCGGCTGCGGGGTCGTATAGCGACTTTACAAGCGTTTCTGCGGGTACGGTTACCCTGACTGACGCTACCCTGCACGGCAATATTACTCAGCTCTTATCGGCTAACAACTTCCTCTACATCTTTGGAGATGACTCAATCAACGTCTTCTCAGATGTGCGGGTGACCAATGCTGGCACAACGCTGTTTACTAATACAAACGTGAGTGCGTCTGTTGGCTCTAAGTTGCAATACGCAATTTATCCTTATTTCAGGTCTGTTTTGTTTATGAACAACTACGGCATTTACGCCTTAGTAGGTTCTACAACGACCAAAATCTCAGACTCTCTTGATGGGGTTTTCCCTAACATTGATTTTGACTTTCCCGTCTACGCGGGTCAGGTGTTATTGAACAACATTCTGTGCGCTGCTTTCAACTTCAAATACACGGGTGGACTTGGCACTTCTAGCTCTAGTCGATATATCCAAGCCATATTTTTTGAGAAAAAATGGTTTTTCACTAGTGCAACTAGTGACTTGGCTTACATCACTTCTGCTCCTCTAGGTGGCAAGATTAACCTCTATGGCACAAACGGCAACTCTTGTGTGCGTCTGTATTCTGATTCGTCTTCCAACATATCAAGTTATGTTCAGACATCCCTTAATCCGATGAAAGACCCAATTCGCACCAAGCAAGCCTTGAAGGTAGGCATTGAGGCTACCTTAACCAATGCTTCTCAGTTGACGGTTACGGTAGATTCTGAGAGAGGTTCTAGCACTCCTGTTTTGCTTGGAGAATTAGTCACTTGGATTAATAATCTGAGTAATGTGATTTCTTGGACAAACAACAGTTCTGTGGTAATCACTTGGTATGGTGGTGGCGGGTATACCCTATACAAGACTGATGCACAGCAATGGGGTAAGTATTTGGGCATGACCGTTACATCAACGGGTGCAAATTTTGTAATCAATGGGTTCGAATACGAACACGAATTAAGAGTGAGGTTCTAACATGGCAGTTCCATATACCTTTGGTAGCGCAACATCAAGTATTCCTCTGTCTCAACTAGACAGTAACTTTGCTACGGCTATTACGCTAGGTAATACCGCAGTTCAGTTGGGCAACACAATCACAACGCTAACAGGATTAACTTCTGTTACAACAAGTGCAGACTCAACTATCTCAGGTCTAACAGTAGGTAAAGGCGGTGGTGCTGTTGCTACTAACACGGCTGTGGGTGCTAGTGCTTTAAATGGAAATAGCACAGGCGCAAATAATGTGGCTATTGGCTATCAAGCAAGTGCTTTACAAACTACCAATTTAAATGTGGCTGTTGGAGTACAAG